TTACATAACCACGGCAGACAGCTTTGAGTACCAGCAGGCGGGTACCACCATCCACGCCAAGGTGATCAACCCAGTGACCTACCGGGGCGACAACCCGGTACTGTTCGCCTGCGTCGCAAGGCCGCAGTAATGGCAAAGCGTCAAGGCAGCCTCAAGGACTTCACGATGCGCAAAGCACGGGAAGCCACCCGCAACGCTATGGAGGCTATGGCCTACAACACCGTGCGGGACTTACAGGAAGAAGGTCCCTACTGGGACGGCTACTTCGCCAACGAGTGGGTGGTCGTTTCCGGCAACGTGAATATCCCCGCCACACTGCAGGGGGTGGAGCAGAGCCCCAAGCCCGAGGCACGCGAGAACCGGGTCTACACCATGCCACCAATCCCTCCAGCTGACTTGCGCAAGGGCTACACCATCGGCAACCAGATGGAGTACCGCGCCATTGCCATGGACTTGGAGCCCGGTCGCATCAAGGGGGGCGGCAACGAAACCGCTCCCCAGGACTGGTACACCAATCTCATGGAGGGCGGCGAGTTGATCCGCATCAACAAGGAAGCCGCCAAGGCTGCCTTCAAGGAGGTGTTCAAGTGACCCTGCAAGCCATCCGCCGCTTCTTTGAGCAGCCCGTCGAGGACGGCATCACCACCTACGACGCCACCATCCCCGTCTTCACTGACAACCAGACCTACGTCGATAACGACGCGGAGGCTGAGTTCGTGTTGATGCGGGTGAACTTTGGACCGACCACCGAGCAGACCTTCTGCGGACCGATGGAGCGAATTCGCGGCTCCCTGGTGGTAGAGATCTACACCCCTAAGGGTCGCGGGCGAGATCGCCAGCGTGGTGACCTTCGCCCTGAACAACCTGCCCCTCCACCTCGACACCACGACTCCCGATGTGGTGAGCGGGCGCATCAACGAGATCAACGGCCCCACCTTCACCTCCCTGGACGGCAGACCCCACCAGCTGACACGGCTGAGCTGCGGGTTCCAGGCTGCCTACAGTTAGGGCAGCCTGAGCCCCCGCAGGTGACGCCCCCGCCTGTCGTTTCTCTGAGGTCCCCTAAGTGGCCGTCAACTGCACTACATCCGCCCTCACCGGCTCCGATGGTCTGATCACCTTCAAGCCTGCAGGTGTTCAGTTCTGTCTGTCAGACGCAACTGACTTCCCTGCCGGCAAGTACCTGACCGTGCCTGGCAACCATGACTACCGCGTGGGCGACCCCGTGGTGTTCAAGACGGAAGGTGCTGGTGTGCTCGACACCGCGCTGACCGCCAACACGAAGTATTTCGTGGTGGATGTCACCAAGACCAGCATCGCGGTGTCCGCCACCAAGGGCGGCGTGCCGATCACCCTTGCCGGCGCTGGCGGCCAAGCTGGCTCCGGTATCGCCTCCCTGGCTGCCGCCACCGCTGGCGCGGGCTACACCCCCGGCACCTACACCGATGTCCGCCTGGTGCAGACAATCGGTGGTGGCAGCGAGTCCAGCGCCCGCGCCACTGTTGTGGTTCCTGCCGGCGGTGCTCTGAACGCTGGTGCCATCACGGTCACCGTGGCGGGCAAGGGCTACACCACCGGCGCCGGCACCATTGCCCTGAGCGGCGGCCGCAACGCTGCTGGCGATGCGATCGACAAGACCGCTCCCGGTACTGCCTTCAGCGGCACTGCCACGCTGACCACCGCACGGGAAAACACCACCGGTCACATCAACGTCGGTTACTCCGAGTACAGCGTGACCTGCATGGTTCAGGAATGGAGCCTGGACTTCAGCCGTGAATCGATCGACATCACCACCCTGCCTTGTAGCACTGGTGGTGAAGCTGACAAATACGCCAGCTTCCGTACCACCATCCCTGGTTACGCCAGCGGTTCTGGTTCGATGAGCGTCCTGTTCTCTGGTGACAACACCAGCCTGAGCAGCCGCCTGATCGCCAACTCGCTGCTGAAGTCCCAGGCCGGCGCCACGGTGAAGCTGTACGTCAACGCCATCGAAGGCTCTGGCGGCATCATGGATGACACCGCGTCCTCCTACATCGAGGCACCCGTCTCGCTGGAGGGTTTCTCCATCTCGGTGAACACCAGCGATGCCATCGTGGCTTCGATCAATTTCAGCCTCTCCGGTCCCCCCAGCCACCTGTTCAACCTCAGCCTCGCCTGATAGACAGGGTTGGTCGAGAAGAGACGGTGCCCCGCTTCGGCGGGGCTTTTTACTGGCACAGGATCTATACTTAACTGAGTACACCACACCCCTGCATGGCATCTGCCATCCGCGCCATCGACCGTCTGAAGAACGCCGCCAACCTGGTGCCGTCGCGCAAGGACGTGGAACTGCACGATGGCAGCACCTTCACGTTCTGGGCACGGCCGCTGACCATGGCCGAGCGGGACAAGGCCCAGCGCACCGCCAAGGGTGACGACGCCAACGCCTTCGCCCTCCAGCTGCTGGTGGACAAGGCCCTCGACGAAGCCGGCCAGCGCCTGTTCATGCCGGCCGACCTGGCCGAGCTGAAGCATGAGGTACGCGACGAGGACCTCCAAAAGCTGATGCTCGCCGTCCTCACCAGCGCGGAGGATGAGGAGCCCCTGGAGCCCAAAAGCACTGCAAAAGGAGCTTGAGAAAGATCAATGGCTACTGCTGTCGTTCGCGGTGGCCAAGGAACTCGGGATGACCCTCACCCGCCTCTGGGCGGAAGTAACTCCCGAGGAGTTGTTGGGCTGGAGCGCCTACTTCGGTTATCTGAACGACCAGCAGGAGAAAGCCATGAGGCGGGCCCGCCGGTAGGCCCGCTTTTTACTGTCCGCCTAGACTGGTGCCACGCGGTGAGGACCTGGGTTCTTGGCTGACTTCATCCAGAACATCAAGGTCACTGCCGACACCAAGCAGGCAGAACGCCAGCTGGACAAGCTGACCGGGCAGCTTGAACAGCTACAGCGAGCAGGTGGGCTGAAGTTTGAGCTGTTTGGTAGTGGCGCGGGATTAAAGAACGCCATCAGCGGGAACTTGCCCGCTGCATTGAAACGTACCGGCGAAGCATTTGGTGTAGGTGCTGCGCAGGTCAATAAGTTTGCGATGGCTGCTCGCAATCTGGACAGCCAGATAAAGAGTGGCGCAATACGTGGAGGCGTCGGTGCTTTAGGTCTGGCACTTGCCAAGATGGCGCCTGCCACCGCACCAGCGGTAAAGGGCGTTGGCGCCCTGACGACTGCCCTAACAGGGCTGGTGGCCAAGACCACTGCCCTTGCTGGAGGCTTGGGAGGCGCGGGTGCCGCCATTGCTGGTGTCGGCGCTGGCATTGATACCGCAGCCAAAGCAGCCGTTGGCGGTAGCAACGCTATTCAGGAGCTGCTGCTCTACCTGAAGGATCTTCCGAACAGCTGGGGCTTGGCGGCGGTTGCTGCCATGGCGTTCGCGCCTGCGGCCATCACTGCCGGCAAGGCAATCAACACTGCGGTTGGTACGCAAGCGACCCAAAAGATTGCTGAACTCACCGCCGGAATCCGGAACGCTGCCTCTGCAGCGGAGAAGCTGGAAGGCAGTGTCATCTCGGCAGGAAATGCGTTCGAGGCGCTGCTGCAGGGGTCATCCCTCAACCAGCTCAACGCGCAGCTTCGCGACGCGGTAAGGCAGTCCGGCGAGTTTGAGTCCAGCACCGTCCAGGCATGGGAGGCCGCGCAGCAGCTGGCCTCCGCGATGAAGCTCCAGACGGTGGAGCAGAAGAAGATCAACGATCTGGTTCGGCAGGCCAAGGGCTTGCAGACCCAGGACGTTCGGGACACCGAGGTGTCGCGGCGGATGGCACTGCTCACCTCCGGTCGCAACGCCCAGAAACAGATGGCGGCCGAGCAGTCCCGCCTCAACACCGAGCTGGAGGACTACGCCCGTCTGGCTGCGGAGGTGGCAGCCCAGACCAAGGCATGGGCCGACAACCTCACCCGCGTGGAGCGTTCCAGCAAAGCCGGCGTGCTGGGCAACAAGAGCCAGATCCAGGCTCGCTTGGAGGAGATGCGGGCGAACAACCGCAGCGCCCAGATAGCCCGTGAACGCAGCGCTGCCCTCCAAGGCAAGGCATACGGACTGAACCAAGTTCCGGCTGGCGGACAGCTGTTCCCCGGCGGCAACACCATGACGGCCCAACCGGGTTACCGGGCCGCCCAGAACGCTGCTGCCACCTACAAACAGGCCGCCGAAGCTGCCAAGCCGTTGCTGCAACAGGCCCAACAGCGCACGATCCTGGAGGGCAAGTCGCTGCAGGTGGTGCGGAACCGCACCAGTGCCCTGCGTGAACAGGCTGCGCCTGCGCCAACAAAACGCCGAGCGGATCAAAGCGGCCCAGCTGGACGAACGTGCCCTGACGGTGGCCCGCCGACAAACCCAACTGGCCGACCTGCGCAACAAGAAGAAGAAGGGCGAGGACCTGCAGGGCCGGGTGGAGAACACCCTGGTTTCCGGCGCCTTCCCACTGCTGTTCGGTGCCGGCCCTCTGGCCACCATCGGCGGCTTTGCCGGTGGGGCGCTGGGTGGCAAGAACCCAATGATTGGGGTCTTCACCAGCGCCATTGGCCAGATCCTGGACACTTACGCCAAGTCCCTGACGGACTTGGCCAGCTCGCTGAAGTCGCCGACTGACGCGCTGGCAGCCATGGAGGCTGCTGGGCTAAAGGTGAGCGACAGTTTGCGCTACACCGTCGAACAACTCAGCGCGTCAGGTCGCGGCTACGAGGCCCAGGCCAGAGTTATTGCAGAGCTAAACCGCCGTCTCGGTACTGACACCACGCAGTCGCTCTTCGCCCTCTACGCCGAACAGAAGAAGCTAACCGCGCAATGGGATCAAGCTGTAGCAGCACTGCAATCCGAGGTGATCCCTGCCGTCACAGGCGCAGTGACGATTCTGAATATCTTTGCTGGTGCGCTTAGAGAGCTGGCCAAAGTCCGCCCGCCCAAGTGGATGACGGACTTCTTGTTGTCGTCCACGTCCAAAGCACTGACAGGTGTTGACCTTCCTGGCGTATTCCGAGGCTTGCAAGGACTGGGCATTAACGCAGGCAAAGGTGCCCAGCCACCAGCTCTCGACCTGAAAGGCCAAGAGGCAGAGATCGACCGGCGGGTGCAGTCCGCCGCGCAGGAGCGCCAGTTGCGCCAGCAGGGCATCGACCTGGAGCGCAGCGCTGTGGACCTGCGACTCAACGCTGAAGAGGCGGTCTACGGACTGCGGCGCAAGGCCGCCGACATTGAGCGCAGCTCCATCGAACTGCGCCAGAGCATCGAAGACGCGATCTTCTCCAAGCGACAGGAGCTTGCCAGGGCTGAAAGCGACAACCTGCGCCGTCAGGCTCAGCTCAGCATTGAACGCCTGGACCTGAGCCTCTCTCAGATTGGCAAGGGCGACCCCACCAGCAAGTTTGAGGGCAGCCAACTGGTCACCGCCGCCCGTGAGTACCTGCGGGTGCGCGGCGAGGGTGAAGCCGATCTGGCGCAAAAGGAGCGCGAGCTGAAGCTCAAGCTGGCCGACATCGACCGGGACGGCACCAAGTTCCGCCTCGATGTCTCCAAGAAGTCAGCCGACCTGCAGCTCCAGGCCAGCGACTACCAGCGCGACGTTGCCAAGACGTACCTGCAGCTGACCCGCTCGGCTGAGGACTACAAGGTGAAGGTAGCGGAGTACCAGTACGCCATGGCGCAGCGCACCTACGAGCTGGCCAAGCAGACTGGCGACCTCCAGCAGGTCCAGGCCGCAGCCACGCCACTCACCAGCGGAGGTGGGGGTGCTCCGATGACCGCCGGCGGCTACATCGACAAGGAAGTGTTGCGTAAGTGGCTGATCAGCCAAGGCATGGGGCGCACCAGCGGCGACTTCACAAACGCCGGGCATAGAACGCCCAACCACATGCTCAACGCGATGGACATGGGCTTCACAGCCCCGCAGTACGACCGCAACTACGTCCAGAAGACCATTGAAATGGAGCGGAAGCTCCGTGCAACGGGGGCGTTCGGCAACCAGCTGTTCGGTCCCGAGCGCGACCCCCGTGGCCACGCCACCCACCTCCATGTCCCCACGCCTGGCGGGAAGGTGCCCCTGACACCGGGACTGGCTGCCCTGATGGGCGGCAAGACCGCAGCCACCACCCAGATGTCGCCGCTGTTCCAGCGGCCTGGGGCGTCTACTGCGCCAGTGCCGGTGGTGGTGACTGGTGCCACGGGTGCCACCGCAGCTACTGCACCTACTGCACCCACAGCTCCAGGCATCCCAGCGCTGCCGGCGGCTCCCAAGCTGGCGGACATCAGCGGCGTACTCAACGTTTACACCGCCCTGGTGGATAAATCCAAGTCCATCGAGATCAGCTCAATGGAGCTGGTCAAGCGCTGGAAAGAACTGGGCGACCAGAAGGCCGCTGTAGAACTGCAACAGCGCTTTGACGAGGTGCTGCGCAAGGCGCTCGGTCCGATGAACGAAATCGTCGAGGACCAGAAGAACTCGGCGGCCTACCAGCGGGAGTACGGAGCCTTGCTGGCGGACGGAGTGTTGCCTGCCCTAGCCGAGCAGCTGGCCAAGATCAAGCAGACCTACACCCAAGCCAAGGAGCTTCTCGACTACGAGGTGCTCAGCGTCGAGGCCGCCATTGCCGAAGCCAAGGCAAGAGGGCAAATCACGACGGAGCTGGAGAAAGAGCTGGCTCTCCTCAAGGAGAAACTCGGCTTGCTCGACAAGCAAAAGGAGAAAGCCGAAGAAGGCGCCAAGCAAGCGCAGTCCCCTGGTGAGCGCCTGCAGGGCGCCTACGACAAGGTGCAAGGCGAGCTGAACGCGCTGCTGGACCCGGTGAACCAAGTGATCGCTGGCGCCAACGCTATCGGCAGCGCTTTTGGCACGGCATTCAAGGATGTGGCCAGCGGCGCCAAGTCAGCGCAGCAGGCCCTGGCTGACGCCTTCCAGAGCATTGCGGGTCACTTCCTCGACATGGCGGCCCAGATGATCGCCAAGTACATCGAGATGCAGGTGATCGGCCTGGCGATGAACTTCCTCGGCAGCGCCGCTGGCGGCTTCGGCGGCTTCAGCGGCGCTGGTCCGGTGGCCATGCCTGGCGCCGGTGTGGGCGGCGGCAGCTCAATGTTCATGCCAGGCGCCCCGAGCTTCATGGCCACCGGCGGCTTCGTCACCGGCCCCACGAAGGCCATGATCGGCGAGGGTGGCGAGAGCGAGTACGTCATTCCCAGCAGCAAGATGGGCAGCGCCATGGCCCGTTGGAATGCGGGCTCTCGAGGCAGCTCCGTGATTGACGGAGCCGATCCCACCGGTGGACCGTCCTCCACCGGCGGCTCAGGCGCTATGACCATCAGCGTCACCACCGGTCCTGTGCTGCAGTTCGAGGGTCGCAACTACGTGACCCAAGACCAGTTCACCTCTGGGATGCGCAGCACCGCCAAGCAGGCCGAGCAGCAGACGCTGCGTCGGATGCAGCACTCACCTTCCACCCGCCGCAAGATCGGAGTCTGATGGAACTGATCTTTGGCCACGAGCTGACGCTCAACAACCTGACCTTCCAGAACCACAGCATCCAGGCGGCCAACTTCCTGCCGTTCTCCTTCTCGGGCGGCGTCATCAACAGGCAGGGTGACAACGTGACGGCGAACCTCATCTTCCCCAACACGGCACTCACCCGCTCCTGGGTCCGGCAGGCCATCGACAACCAGTGGGTGGCCAAGGTGGATGTCAAGTTGCTGGAGCCAAGCCGGCAGCTCTACCGCTATGTCGGGCAGGTGAGTTCCGGCAGCTGGGACGAGACCGCGGCGGTCCTGCAGCTGAACACTGTGCTGGATGCCGTCGGCGGTGACATTCCGTTCCGCAGCCTCACAGCCGACTTGGTCGGCCCTCTACCGACGACCGCCTCTCTCTACATGCGGTGATCGACCTCATCGGCCGCCGCTACGAACTGGGTGCCGACGGCAGCGGCCCCGAGGGCAAGATCGACTGCATCCACTTGGTCTACATCGTCCGCCAGCGGTTGGGTCTCCCCTGCCCGACGTTTCGTTCTGACTGGTATCGCTGCAACCGGTTCACCGTCTACCGCGACCTGCTGCGCTGGGGAAGTCGTATCAGTGGCCCCGCCTACGATGGGGACGTTGCCTTAGTAGCCGAGCAGTCGTGGGTGTTCGCGGTGGTCTGGGACCAGGGCCTTCTGATCATCAGCGGGATCAGCAGCAAGGTGCGGTGGTTTCCGTTCACCGGCGTCAGGAGCTGTCAGCTTTTCAGGCACAGAGAGTAAGCAGACCTCTGCTTCCCTGGGAACGGGAACTGATTGCCATCCTCGGCTGCAGCGAAGCCGAATACCAAGAGTTTGCTCAACTCGCCCAGAGCAAGGCAGGAACGCGACCCGCTGCGTATGACCAAGTACCAGACATACGAAACGAAGCAATCTTCTGGACGGTTGTTATCAACCTTGTCATTGGCGCGGCACTGACAGCTGCGGCGTACCTGCTCACGCCTAAACCCTCGGCACCAGACCAGAAAGGCGGCGGATCGCGTCAGTTAGCCGGCCGCAGCGGCACTGAACGCTTTGCCAGCACCTACGGCTTTGAGTCCTCACAGGAACTAGCGCAGTATGGCGACACACTGCCAATCGTTTGGACGAGATGGACGGGCACCAGCGGCGGGATTCTGGTCAGTCCCCGGCTTGTGTACTCGCGCATCAAATCGTTCGGGGGTCAGCAGGCCGCCAAGCTCAACATGGTGGTATCCGAGGGCGGTGTCTTGCCCCCTGACCGCGCCGGCATCTTCGTTGGCAACAACTCGCTCACCAACACCTTGAGCAGCGAGTTCGCGTTCTGGTACAGCTCCTCCGGCAAATGCACCCGCGCAAACCTGCTCTACGGAACGCAGGGCTCGAAGTCTTCCGGCGACCCCGACGGCGCTGAGAACCTCTTCAACCTGATGGGATTCCCGGAGGGATCCTTCTGCGGCGCATACGTCCCCTCGAACAACACCAGCTTCGGGATCTACGAAGCCATCCCCAACGGGCTGCCCCTCCGTACCAACTGGCGGGTGGTGTCGTACCTCAAGGACGCCGAGGAAACCTCCCAGCAGCTGGCCAAGTGGGAACGGCGAAAGATCGCGGGGCCCAACGCGGGCTTCCCGCTGATGACTGGCGTCGGTTGCGGGTGGCCTCGCCGTCAGGGCTTGATCCCCAGCGGCGGGTTCAGCATCGGTATCGATGTGAACACGGCCACGGTGGGCGCCACCATCACCTACGCGATCCGTGGCCAGAAGCTCAGTCGCGACAACCTCGGCGACGACTTCACGAAGGAGTTCACGATGGAGGACATGACCAACATCCTCGACTCCGAGTGCGCTCGTTCCGACTCGATCCTCCAGATCGGTGAAATGATCCAGCTCGGGGCCAGTATCTGGAAGGTCACCAACCGTTCACTGGATGTCTGGGACGCCGGCAAGACCCAACTGATTACGCTGGAGTGCATCGAGATTGTCGGAGGCCCCTCCTTCAGCATCCCACCTTCTGCTCATATCGATTCGCGAGATCCGGTTGATCAGAACAAGACCGTCCGCCTTGGCGAGTTCCTCGTCGAGAACCCGTTCTATCCCCTATCGCGCACGGCGCTCGGGGTGGTGAAAAACACCCGCCCGTGCGACCAGACCGAAGTCTGCCTGAAGTCACAGGTGTGGACCCGGCTGAACGGCATCTGCAACTTCCAGACCGTACCCTCGGGCGACAGGTTGCAGCGCCTGGACGACAACAACGTGGCCGTCACCAGCGGCACGCAGACTCTTTACGACTGGCGCACAAGCGTCTTCACGATCCACTACCGCGAGGTCGGCGCCACCAGCTGGATTTTCACCGAACAGCATTTCTGCATCCGTGGCACCGCCCCAGTTGACCAATACAACTTCTTCAAGTTCCGCCACCCGAAGAAAGGAACCTACGAGTTCCGCTTTGTGCCGGTTTCGTCTGCCCGCGCCGCCCGGTTCCCCGACAGCAAGCAGTACGTCTGGCTGCAGAGCGGTGCGCGTGCCCTGATCGGTGTCAGCGCCCCCGGCGGACTGACGATCGAGACACCCGGCACGCAGATCGGCTGCCGCCTGGTGGAAGACCTGACCTCCATGCGGAAGGTCACTGACAACTCCACGACGACGACCCCAACACCAACACCAACACCAACCACGCCGCTGGCCAAGGTGGCCTCAGCTTTTGTGCAAGCGACCTCGAGCTACCAGGGCTACATGTTCGACCTGCTCGGCTACCCCGCCTTCAACGGGCAGGTCAAAACAACGACGGTCACGGTGGCGTTCGACCCGCTCACCCCGGCAGCAGTAACGGTTCTGACTCTGGTCGCCGTCGCCTCCAACACGGTCAACGCTGACGGGCGGCTTCGGTGGGCGGTTAACCCCACCGTCACGGTGACCAGCTCACTGTGCGCGACCGGGCATGTTGTTGGAACCCGCGTCACCAGCACCCGCGTCGTCAACGGCAACAACCTGAGCGGCTACTTCGGCCCCACAAGCCTCACATTTGAGATCAAGACGATCAACACGGCTACGTGCGTGGGCGTTACGCCGATCGTCAACGACGGTCTCGGCACCCGCATCTTTGAGAGCAACACGCAGATCTCCGAAGTCAGCTATTACGGAGACCTGATCACCCGTAGCTGTGACTCCAACCCCGAGCACGAAATCGTGGCAGTCAACGAGATCATCAGCTCCTCCGCCACCGGTGTTCCCAGCTTCGATAACATGTCCACGGCTGCTCTGTCCGTCAAATCCAGCCGCAGCTTCACCAGCATCGATCAGGTGCGGCTCTGGATCCACACCGGCACTCGCGCTTCCAACAGCTTCCCAAAGCTGGTGGAGTATCTGATCGATGGGCTGAAGGACAGCGTCGATCCTGAGCTGCTCGACCGCGACTCCATTGCACGCGCCGACAGTTTCTGCGCAACCAACAAGCTCTACTTCGACGGTGCGATCGTCGATCGGGCGAACATTCGCTCGTACCTGACGGAGATCGCTCCGTTCTTCCTGTGCAACTTCGTGATCCGCAATGGCCGATTCGCGATCGAACCCGCGCTGCCCCTGGGCGGCGGCTCGTTCCCGGTCACTCAGTTGTTCACCGCCGACAACATCATCGAGGGGTCGCTCAAGCTGGAGTTCCTGGGCCTGAGCGAGCGCAAGGACTTCCAGGCCAACACCATCTACCGCACCGCCAACAAGAACGAGTTGTTCCGCACGGTGAGCCTTCGTCTCCGTTGGGCCGACCGGCCGGTGAGCATCCCCATGGAGACTATTGATGTCACCGAGTTTTGCACCACCCGCGATCACGCGGTGCTCGCGACGAAATACCTGATGTCGATCAAACGTCGCGTCACTCACGCGATCAACTTCCAGACCGCCCCCGAGGAGGCCAACGTCCAGCCGGGCTCTCTGATCAAGGTCGCCCTGTCCCAGACGATCAACAACACCACCAGCAACGGCGTGATCTCCAGCACCGGCCAGGTCACCGCCGCCCTGGCACCGGAGGACGGTGACCACGAGATCGTGTATTACAAGCCGGGGATGCAGGACGTGGATACCGCCGTGCTGACCGTGAAGGACGGGCAGACCGACCAAGCCGAGCTGTTCGGCTCCCTCTACAGCGAGGTGAGCACCAACATCACCACGGATGAGTACATGGTGGATACCGTCGAGCTTGGCGAGGATGGGCTGGTGTCGGTCACCGCCGTCAACTACCCAGTGGCCCTGATGCTCAGCGACATCCAAGGGTCCGCGATTGTCGTGGAGGACTACTGATGGCTTTCCCAGCGCTAACACCCACCGCCCGCTCCTACACCCCAGGCGATTGGCCGGTGAAGAGCTTCACATCCATGTCGGGCGTTGAGATACGGCTTCGCTACGGCGACAACCGCACCGGCGCCAAGCTGCAGCTCTCATTCGACCACATCCCTGACGCCCGCGCTCAGGAGTTTTTGAGCCACTACGCCGAGGTTCAGGGAACCTTCCGCAGCTTCGTCCTGCCGTCCTCGGCGACGACCGGGTGGAGCGGCGGCGCGCTGAGCCCCGGCACCGCCACGACCGCGGCCTACCGCTACAGCCAGCCACCCCAGGTCACCAACATCCGCCCAGGCGTGTCCAGCGTGAGCGTGGAGCTGCTGGGTGTGATGTGACACCTAGACTCAACCCGAGAGGGCGAATCCATGGGCTTCTACTCCGGTAGTCACGGCGAGCTTTGGATCGACGGCACTAAGGCGGCTCGGGTGAGTGGCTGGAGCTTGAGTAGCAGTCTCGGGATGCTGGACGCCACCAGCCTGGCTGACACCGATCAGGTGAGCGTGCCCGGTGTGCGCAGCACTAGCGGCAACTGCACCCTCTTCTACTACGCAGAAGACGCCACCAACACTGGGTCCAACAGCGCCAGCAAGCTGCTGAACAAGCTGATCAAGTCCCGCAGCACCGGAACGGTTGAAGGCGTTGCACCGGAAGCAGAAAGGGTCACCTTGAAGCTCAAGGTGGTGGACGGGACGGCCATGGGCAAGTACATCACGGTGTCGGCCTGGCTCACCAGCGCTGAACTGGCGATGTCCGTTGGGTCGGTGCTGTCCGCGCAGGTGGCCTTCAGCGTGATCGGCGCACCCACAGAGGTCAACATCTGATGGCGGTCTACCTCGGCGACGCGGGGCTGATCGAGATCCGCCGCGACAGCCTCAATGTCCCCCTGACCTCGGTGCTCAACACGACGGATGTGAACGTCGCCAAGCGGCGCTTCTCCTTCGACTTCGAGCCCGAGGCGCTGATCACCGGCGACCGTCTGTTCATCACCACCACGGACCGCTCGCCACTGGTGCTGGTGGCGGGGCACGACTACCCCGACGGTTACTGGTATTGCCATGTCGATCAGGTCGGCGGCATCCGGCTCTACGAGTTCTTCGAGGACGCCGTCAACGGCGGCTACGGCAACGCTCTCGCCCTGATCGAACCGACTGTGCCGCAGTCGATCTCCGTCAAGACGATCGGACGGGGGTTTCGGTGCGTCGCGCAGACCCGCAGTTGGGAGATGACCACCACCCGCGAAAACGTGGACATCACCACCCTGGGCGAGGAGCACCGCCGCTTCTACGCCAACGGTCTGGTCTCCGGCCAGGGCTCTCTCACCTGCCTCTGGGACCACCGGCATGAGCTGTGCTCATCGACCGAAAGCGACGGCACATTCTCCGAGCTACCTCAGTATTTCGCAGAGCTGGTGCTGAGGGTGCAACAGGGTGCGTCGTTTGACGGACGGTTCTTCCTGACGCGGGAGGGATACCAACCCTTGGGCGGAGTGCCAAACACTGTGGGCGTGTGGCTGGAGGCGAAATGCGTGATCACGAACGTCGGGCTTTCCTTCCAGCCCGGAGCTGTCGTGGAGAGCCAGATCTCGTATGTGACCACCGGCCCCGTACACCTGCGTATGGGTCAACGACCCGATCTGCTCCTGAAGGAAGACGGCGGTCTGCTGCTCCAGGAGAGTGGTGACGGCGGGATTCTTCTGGAGAACGACGCCTAGACTCCTCAAAGGACTGTCTGCGCGGGCGTACAGGTGTCAGATCTCAAGATCACCGAGCTGCAACCACTGCCCGCCGACCAACTGCAGGCAACGGACCCCATTGCGGTTGCGGATCTTTCGGCGTCAGAGACCGCCAAGATCACAACCAAGGATTTCATCCAGCGCGGGCTAGCGCTGATCGACAGCAACTCGATCCCCCTCGACAAGTTGGTCGGCGGAGGCGTCACGGTCCCGCCGAACAGCATCACCACGCTGGAACTGGCCGGGCAGGCGGTCGCTGCCGAAAACCTGCAGAACAACAGCAGCACCACCGTCACTGTGGGGCTACCGGCATCCGGCGCCTTCATCGGTCAGTGGACGCTCGATCGCACCAACAACAAGGTCTACGTCTGGGACGGCAGCTCCTGGCTAACGCCCGCTGCGGCGGGATCCCTGAACTCGGTGTCAGGGGTGGCCGGCCCGGTGTTCACCACCACGGTGACCACCACCGGCGACACGGCGACCATCGCGACCGTCCCCAACGTCACCACATCCGGCGGGCAGGTCCTGGCAGGTCCAGCCATCACGGGTGGACCCGCTGCCTACCGGCCGCTTGCGAGCACCGATCTACCGACAGCTTCAACGGGTGCAAAGGGCGCCGTGCGCGTCAGCGGCGGTGGGTTGAGCATCACTGGCGATCTGCTTTCCATCAACAACACGGTCTCAGCTGCCACCGGCGCTCAGATCGTCACGTACAACGACAAGGGCCTGGTGACGGGTGGTCGCGCCCTGACCGGGGCGGACTTGCCTGCGGCGACCGCGTCTGACATCGGCGCGGTGCGCCCCGGCAGCGGGCTGAGCGTCGATGTCTTCGGGACGCTGAACCACAGCAACACAGTGGCTGCGACAACCGCCACCAAGGTCACTTTCGACACCAGTGGGCACATCACCGGCTTCTCGAGCCTGACGGACGCCGACATCCCCAACCACTCAGCCTCGAAGCTGGTGACCGGGACGCTGGATCCCCTGGTCTACGGCACCCGCACCATCCCGCAGCTGGCGCTGGCGGACTACAGCGTCGCCTACATCCAGGAGGTCGCACCGGCAGCCACATCGTCTGCGGCGCACATCGGGATGCTCTGGTTCCAGGAGAGCACCGGCTCCCTGCGGATGTGGAACGGCAACAGCTGGTTTTCTATTGGCCTGGGGCGGCTCTCGCAGGACAACCTTCGCTGGGGCGGTCTGTTTGACGCCACCACCGGCCGCGTCACAGGTATCACGGACTTCGGTACCCAGGCCGGCCTGACCGTGGGTGGCACCATCCCCGCTGCCGCCGATTCCCTGGGCGGTCTGTACCTCGTCTGCGAAGTAGCTGGCAGCTCGATCAGCGTCACGCCCTCCGTCTCCTACGACCCCGGCGACTGGCTGCTCTGCATCAACCAGACCAGCGGCTGGAAGCGGATCGATACCCTCTCCAGTGGCGGGGGTGGCTCCACCGTGAGCAATTTGGATGACCTATTGGATGTCAAGCTGACCGCCCCTACCATTGGCGACTTCCTGCAACTCAATAGCAGCGGCCAGTGGGTGAACGTCTCCGTTTTAGATGAAGGGACTTGGACCTAGTCTGAGTAGGTAATGCTCACTTGCTGGGCGCTTAGGGCTAGATAGCCATGGCAACACCACAGTTGCTGCACTTACGCAGCACGGTGCAGGGCAAGCTTCCTGCAGCTGGATCCATCCAGGTCGGGCAGATCGGCGTTAACTACAACGCCGCCGACCCCTTCCTTTGCATCAAGGACAGCGCCAACGTGGTGCGCCGCTTGGGCGGCACATCAACCTCTGCTACCGCACCAACTGCACCGCAAAACGGTCAGCTGTGGGTTGATATCACAACCCCGACCGCGCCTGTTCTGAAAGTTTGGGACGGCACGACTTGGGTTGTTGCCACCGGCGGAACAAAAGCAAGTGCAGTGCAGCCGACGACTGCAGCAGCGGGTGACCTCTGGGTGGATACCAGCGGCACGGCGCCGGTGCTCAAGGTCTATAACGGCACGACCTGGAACCCAGTCCATACCGCACCAGCTAGCGCCAGCGATAGCGCTGCAGGCATTGTCCAATTAGCTGCAGCGGCGGACCTCACTTCAGGCGCATCAGATCGCGTTGTTACCGCAGCCCAGTTGAAATCGGCGGTGACTGCTGCGGGTGCCTACACGTTGCCCAACGCATCTGCTGCCGTTTTGGGTGGCGTCAAGGTTGGCAGCAACCTGTCGATTGCAGCTGACGGCACGCTGAGTGCCAACATCACCGGCGCGATTACTTACGCCGGCACGCTGGATGCGACGGCAGCGCCGCCAGCCACACCGGTGACCGATGGGCTCTACGTCAGCAGTGCCACCGGCACCACGAATGCCGGCTTTACAGGTGCAGCGAGCGTTGCTGTTAGCGCCGGCGATTGGTTGCTTTACGACGGCACCAAATGGGACTTGGTGCATGTCTCAGCCGCCGCGCCGGATGCGACTACAACCGTTAAGGGCCTGGTTCAGCTGGCGGATGCTGGTGCGATCACCGCCGGGACCGCCGGGCGGGTGGTGGACGCCGCTCAGCTGAAGGTCGTCAATGACGCCATCGCCACGGCAACGGGTGGTGGCATCACGGGAATCACGGGCACTGCTCCGATCACGGCAACCGGTAGCGGCGCCACCCGCACAATCAGCATTGCCGCTGCAACGGCTTCAGCTGCGGGCTCAATGAGCAGCGCTGACAAGACCAAGCTCGACGGCATTGCTGCCGGCGCTCAGGTCAACGTAAAGCCGGATTGGAACGCAGCGGCAGGCGCTGACGCGGAGGTGCTGAACAAGCCCACCATCCCTGCGGCTTACACCCTGCCGGCCGCAACGACCTCGGTACTGGGCGGCATCAAGGTTGGCACCGGCCTGACGGTTGCCAGCGACGGCACACTGAAATCCAGCGTGACCGGCGCGTTGATCTTTAAGGGCAGCAAGGACCCCACAGCTGCCGCACCTGCTTCACCTGCAACGGGTGATGTGTGGGTGATGAATAAGGCCGGCACCTTGGCAGCTAGCTGGACTGGTGCAGCCGGTCAGATTGTTCAGCTGCATGAGGTCATCGCCTGGGATGGCGCCGAGTGGACTGTGATGGGATCCACGGGTGGCACTGGTGTTTCCACCGTGACGGCGACCGCACCACTTCACGCCACCGGCACCAGCGCCGTGGCACTGACTGTGGACGCAGCCAGCGCGACCGCTGCAGGCGTGGTGCAACTGGCAACCGACGCGGAAGCCACGGCAGGCACCGCGACCAATCGGGCGGTGACACCGGCGCAGCTCAAGGCCAACGTGCCCACGGTTGCTGCCGCGACGACCACCAAGGCGGGCATCGTTCAGTTAGCAGATGGCGTAGCAGTTACGGCCGGCACCGCCGGGCTCACAGCTGGTACGGCTGGGTTGGTTGTTGACGCGGCTCAGCTGAAGGCAGTCAGCGACGCAGATGATTGGACCCGCACCGGCACCACGCTGTCGCCCAAGACTGCTGGTGATGTGGTCACGGTGTCCGCAGGCACTGCAGCAGCCCCTGGCCTGGCGGTGGTTGGCGACCCTGACACCGGCATCTACAGCCCTGGTGCGGACCAGCTGGCGGTCAGCACGGGTGGCACCGAACGCGCCCGCATCGACTCCAGCGGCAACGTAGGCATTGGCACGAGTGCGCCTAGTGAAAAGTTGTCCGTCTTTGGTGGCAACATCGAAATTGATGAGCAAGTTGCAGGGCGCAGGATTGGATTTACTGTGTCCAGTAATTTCACGCCACCCGGCGGAAATGTAACCGCTGACTACGGCCTTACTTTTCAACCAACATCCAAAGCATATTCGGTGGGGCTGGCTGGCTTCGGAGGTCTTAACTTTTATACCAATAGAGTAGAGCGGCTGCGTATTGATGACGGAGGCAGCACAGTCCTTACCTCCTTTGCAGCTACTGCACCGTTTATTGCCAACATCGGTGCCACTGAGGTAGTCCGCATCGACTCCAGCGGCAGGCTGCTGGTGGGGTCGAGTGCTGCGCGGGCGATTGGCGGAGGGCTCCAGGCAAATACCGGGAGTCAACTATTTATTGAAGGTGGCGCTGGGGACTTAGCGTTAAGCACTTTTGTACTTAACAGGAATGACACCAATCCCGCTAGCATTGTCATAGGGAAATCACGCGGCACTGCAGCAGGTGGCAGCACTGTATTGCAGAACAAAGACTTTGTTGGGCGAATTGTTTTTGCTGGAGCTGACGGTACAGACGTAGACACACCTGCGGCTTTCATTGAAGCTGCTGTAGACGGCACCCCTGGCGCTGACGTCATGCCAGGTCGCCTGGGCTTCAGCACTACGGCGGCTGGTGCGGCAAGTCCTACGGAGCGCCTGGGCATCTCCAGTACCGGCGCCGTCACCATCAACAACCTCGCTGGCACTGGCGTTAGCTCTGTTGGCGTTGATGCCTCTGGCAACCTGACCCGCCACAACGTTTCCCTGCTGCCCCTGCTGCCATGAGCACTGTTCAAGACACTGACCTGCTCCTGGTCAACCGGGGTGGCACTGACTACCGGGTTGCCGTTGCCGATACCAAGACCAAGAACCAAGACACCGATCTGCTGCTGATCAACCGCAGCGGGGTGGATTACAAAGTCACCTGGGCGGATGCCAAAGCCGGCACTCGCCTGCAAAACACCGATCTGCTGCTGATCAACCGCAGCGGGGTGGATTACGCAGTGAGCTGGATAGACATCAAAGGCAAGATCGCGGCCACATTCATACCTCCAACGGGCGGCACGATTACGACCAGCGGTATCTACACCATTCACACGTTCACCAGCAGTGGGACGTTTACGGTCAACACGCCGCTGACCAACGCAGAGTGGCTGGTTGTTGCGGCCGGCGGATGGGGCCGAGACGGGGGCAGCAGCAGCCATGGTGGAGGAGGAGGTGGAGGAGGAGGCGTGCTCTACAGCGCATCACCTGCATCCATCACCGCAGGCGCCAAGACGGTAAGGGTGGGCGTACCACCTAGCACAGCGGTCGCACCCAGTTCAACCGCCGATTCCTTCATCACCGGGGTCAGCGGTACAGCGAAAGGTGGTGGCTTAGGCGCATCGGGTGATGGCGGCGCGGGTAGCACTGGCGGTAGTGGCGGCGGCGGCAGTGGCGCCGGTGGACACACGGCGGGCTATGCCGGAACCGCTGGGCAGGGCAATGCGGGCGGCCTCGGCCGAAGCCTGAAGGGTGGCGGAGGCGGCGGCGGTGCTGGTGGAAACGGAGGCGACGCCGCAAGCTCCGGCACCACAGGCGGCGCTGCTGGAAACGGCTACTTGAGCAGCATTTCTGGCACTGCTCGCTATTACGGCGCTGGTGGTGTTGGTGGCGGTGGCGGCATCAGTGCAGCCAACGGTTCGGCAGGCAGCGCAGGAGGGACGGCTGGCAACACGGCAGGGGCGGCTAACACTGGAGCTGGCGGCGGCGGTTCCAACCAATTCGGCGAGGACAAGCCGGGTGGCTCCGGCGTCGTCATCATTCGTTACCCAACCTTGAACCCATGACGCTCACCAACACTTGGGGCATCGCTGCCCTGGACCGCAACACCGCTGACGGGAAGGTCACCACGATTCATTGGACCCTCTCAGCTACTGACGGCACCAACACCACCGGCAGCTACGGCAGCATTGGCGTGGACGGTGACCTGAAGGTGCCCTACGCCGACTTGACCAAGGACATCGTGATCGGCTGGGTCAAGGCTCAGCTGGGCGGTGAGAAGGTGGCGGAGATGGAGAAGGCCGCTGCTGCCCAGCTGGCAGAACAGGCAGCTCCTACTCACGCCACCGGCGTGCCCTGGTGATCAGGTGATCATCTTCGTGTTGGCAGTTGGGTCTTCTTCCTCGTGAACCTCAGGCCCGAACCCCGTGGCCAGCAGCTCATCACTCAGCCCTTCCTTCGGGGAGGGCTTTTGTCTGGCTGCGTCCATGTCAGCCAAGCTGGCCAGCCAGGAGTCAAGCGACTCGCGCATCGGCAAACCTTTGGCGATCCGCAGGAACCGAATCAGCTCACGCGTCTCGCGGATGAACACCGAGGCGTTGTTGCTGTAGGCGATGAAGCACCTGCCCGACGCATCGCGGTAGGTCTCAACCGATTGATAGGCGCTCAGCGCCAAACGGTCACGCTTGGCCATGATCCTCCAGCTCGGCGGCGATGGATAGGAGTTGGCGACGGGTGAGCTGAGTTTGGCTGTTCATGCCCCACTCCATTGCTTCACGCCTGCTTTCAAGATCCTCTTGCGGTTTGATGTCAAGTGGCGGCACCACCTGATCCACCGCAGCGCGAAGGGCGGCGGCAAGCATGGTGCGCTCATCGACGACCCATACGCCGTCTATGTACTCACCATCACTAGCGCTGGCAAAGGCATCCAGCACCGCCTGCGCGGCGGGGGAGAGAGGTTCAGTCATCACTGCCCTCCCGCTGTGGCACCGGCAGCGCGTGGTGGGGGAGCCAGTGGGTGTAGACCGGGGAATCGTCGGCATCGTGGTGGCCATCCGCCCACTTGGGATCGAGCGACATCCAGCCATCGGTGAACTCGTCTTCTTTGTGATCTGGGTGCCACCACCAACACCTCCCCTCCGCATCGCAATCCTCCTGCCCCGGCAGGCGCTCAGCGACAGGCACCGGCTCGATGGCGGGGCGGCCCCAGCAGTTATCGCGGTGAGACAAGATTGCTTCCGCTAAAGATGCGGCTCCAAGCTTGTTGCCACCATCAACTTCTCGAATGATCGCCGCCAACTTCAGGATGTGGTCAACTTCATCCGTCGGCCCCTGCGGCTCGGGCTGGGCCAGGGCGGCGTAATGCCGTTCGATCAGTTTCACCAGTGTGTCGGCGTTGAAGTTGGTGACCCAGCCGCAGCGGATCAGCTTGTCGCGCAGGGTTTCAGTCATCTAATTGCTCCAGGGCGCGGCGGATGGTGTTATAGGTGCGCTCCTTATCTTTGTGATCAGGTGTGCCGTAGATGTAGGTATCCAGTGCGTCATACGCCTGCTTCTTCAAGCTCGGCGGCTTGGGGCGGCGGGCGGCGCGGAGTGAGTCGCCAGGAGGTCCATAACCGCAGGGCACGTTATCGTTCACCCATTCACAACACGCCTCCAGCTCCTGGTCGGATCCCCAGCGGGCGGCCTGGGTGGCAAGAGCAAGCTCAACATCGCTCACTTCACCAGTAACAGTGGTGCCGAAGTAGGTGCCAAGCCACTGCTGCACCAGCTCAGGCGGTGGGGTGATCGGGTGGTCAGTCATGGGGCCTCAGCTCATCGAACAGCACAACAGTCAAAATCAACGCGGTCATCACCAGCACGAACGTCACCAGGGAAATGAGTTCAGGCATCGGCTTCCTCCAGTCGGTTGATTTTTCTGTAGTGGAAGTCGAGGCGGCGCTTCAGCTCTTCGATCTGGCGAAAGACATCAAGCAGCGCAGCCTTCTCGGTTTCGCGCATGGCTTCCAGCTGCTGCACGCGCAGCTCAAGGTCGGCAATGAGTTCAGGCAAGGGACTGCTCCAGAGCGTGTAGGTATCCGTCCATGGCGTGGTCAGCCACCCCACGCAACGGCGAGTCATCCTCAATCGGCAGCAGCTGTGGCGGGGCGGTGTGGCGGAACCCCATAAGCGGACTGGGCAGGTGCGGCACCAGATCATCCCCATGCACATAGCGGTGATGGGGCACCCGCAACCGTTCGCGGAACCGCCGGCCACCAGGCCGGGGGCTGCCGAACGTCACCAGATCAATGCAGGGCAGGTGGTCCTGCAGGTGGGCGGCGATGATCGTGGCGACGGCACCACCGAGGCTGTGGCCGCTGATGATCAGGTGGTCATCACGCCTGAAGGACACGCCTTCTGCCAACATTTGCGCCATCAGCAAAGTTGCGTAATTCGCAAACCCCGCGTGGGTGTCGCCTGCGGTGTAGACGAACTCGAAGTTGCGCCGCCAGTCCACCAGCTCATCGGAGCCCTCGATGGCCAGATACACCTGCGCCCCGTCGCGCTTCACCAGCCAGTCAGGCCGCAGGTCATAGACCCTGCGGGCCAGCTCGGCGGCCCGCATCAGGTTGTGCGTGGTGAAGGCCATCAGGCAATCCGCTCCACGGTGAACGACCGCAAGGCCAGCTCACGGTCCTGCTCGGCAAGACCGCCAAGAATCACGCGCCCCATCTCCACGGCCTGGGTCTTGGTCCAGCGGTCCTCCTGCTGCGGGGTCACTTCAACGCCGGTGATCTCACCAGCAGCCGTGAGCCAGCGCAGGGCGTAGGTTTCGCGGCTCATCCCATCACCTGCTGGCAGTGCTGGTAGTTGGCGTGGCGTGACTGCCAGCCATTGGTGCCGCCATTGATCCGCCGGCAGCAGGCATCGAAGCCATCGTTCAGGCAGACATCCAGCAGGCGGTTGCCCTGGATCCAGAACGGGTAGGCGTCCGCCACATAGGCCGTGCCCTCGCTGAGGATGCGCGGGTCGTCGATCCCCTTGTTGGCCTTCAGCCAGTCATGGAACTGCTGGAAGTGAACGCGGCCTGTCACCTGCAGGGGGCCGCAGCCTTTGAAGCGCCGGCCATCGCCCAGCTGGGTGTTGCCCAGGTCATGGCGGCCCTCGTAGGCGTCGCCTGAAGCGATCTCCTTCATCCAAATGAAGTTGCCTGATTCAGTCATCAGGTTTGCCATCAGCATCTGCATCGCCTGCGGGTGCTGGTCGAAGCCAGTGGCGGCCAGCATGTTGTTGAAGCTGGTGCAGAACGCCTCGTTGAAGCTGCTGGCGGGGTAAGCCGTCAGGCGGTGCATCAACTCAGGGGTGATGGGACCAGCCGGCTTGGGTGGCGTCTTCCTGAAGTTCTGGACCCATGACGCTGCCTCGGTGAGCAGGGCAGGGTCGGACTGGGCGATGTGCTGGCGCAGCTCCTCGATGCCAGCGAGCTGCTGGGGCTCAGCCTTGAACGCTCGCCAGAATGCCGCCCAGCGCTCAGGCGTAAAGGTCAGGTCGGAAATGGTCATCGGTAGGCACCTACGAGCGATTCAGTCTGGTTACGGCGCATCGGCTTTTTCAAGGCGTCCCAGCCCACGGTGTCGGGCGGAATGATGTATTCGGGTTCTTGGGCGGTGAACCAGCGGTGGTTGCAGGTGGGGCAGAGTCGCTGGCGGATGATCTCGCCACCATCTCCCCCGCCGGTGTGGAGCACCTTGGTCATCTGCTCGCGGCACTTGGGGCAGGGACAGCTCACCCGCCGTGTGATCCCCTTGGCGTCAACAATCACAGTGAAGCAGCTACAACCCCACCAGCTTACCTGTAGATAGGTACCTATGTCGCAGGTGGGGGCAGACTGGCTGCGTCCGATGCGTCTCAGTCTTCGGCGTAGTAGCCGTAGCGCTCACGGGCCCGCTTGCGGGCGTCACCTTTGGCGCTGGAGCGCATCCGCCGCTTACCCGAGCGCACCTCCCTGGCGAAGTCGAGGAACTGGGCAGCGCGATGCAGCTCACCGGCGGTGGCAAAGCTCACCGCACTCCGCAGCTTGGCCATCGCCTGCTGCCTTAGGTGAGCCGCATCATCCACTGTTACTGAGGTAAGTAGTGGCAGTCTACGCGCCGTGCATCTTGATGACCTCGCTCAGGTAGAACTGCGCCTTCTTGAGGTCCTCCAGCCCATTCTTGTGCCGCCAGCGAAACAGGTACTTGATGGCGTTCCCTGAGCAGTAGTCAATGAAGCCATCGTCGCCCAGCGCAGACTTAATTGCTTCGATACATTCCACGGCTCCACGGGTGTAATGAGACGGGTGGTTAACGGGGTCATGAATCACGACATAAGTCTTCTCAGTCGAGTTCGATTCCTTTGGCGGCAAGTTCTCCGAAGACATTGGTGTAGCGAGCATGGAGAGGGTGGGTGGAATTTTGGCGCCCAGCAGCGAGGTAGGCGCGGTCCAGGCGGTCCTGCACCTCCTGCTGCTGGATCGGGTGAAGCGGGTTGTCGGTGGTCATGGCGGGCAGAAAGGCAGCGCAATCCTCAGCAAACGTACCGACGCCTTCAGGGAACCCCAGCAGACAGCGGTTTTCCCACTGCACGCAGCGCTGGCAATGGAAGGCTGGGAGCGGCTTCCCTGCCGCTTGCCGCTTGGCTTCCTGGTGCTCCCAATAGCGGCGGCGGGTGTCTTGGTTGGCTTCCTGCGCCCCCTCGGGGGTGTTGCGGTAGCAGCGTGCGCAATGCAGGCGATTGCCATGCACCCGCGTCCGGCACCCCGCTGTGAGGCACAGCCGGTAGCTGGCCTGCCGCACCGTCAACTTGTCAGAAAGGCGCGGCATTACTTTGCGCTACCCCAACTCTTGGCGACGGAGCCGCTGCCCACCATCTCGACGGAATCGCCAAGGAGCTGCTGACCCGCCAGGTACAGCTCCTTCTTCATGGCGTCCAGGATCTCCTCACCTGTGCCTTCGGGTGCCTCGACGATCAGTTCGTCGTGGATCTGGGCAATCAGACGAGCACCAACAGGCAGGCGGCGGTGGACGTTCACCATCGTCAGCTTGACGATGCTGGCGCTGGTGCCCTGGGTCTGGTTGTTGGCGTAGACGGTGGGGCGTGCCATCTCACCCATCAACCAGCGGCGGCGCCCATCGACCATGCGTACCTCACCCTTGTCGGCTTGGCGAGCACACCACTGGTGCCAGTTGGCAAAGCCTGGATACGCCGCCTTCCAGCGACGGAGGAACTCACTGGCCTCATCGAAGGTGAGGGCAATGCCGAGACCAGCGAAGTAGTCCTTTAGCCCACCAGCACCACTGCCGTAGACGGCACCGAAATTGGTGCCTTTGGCCTGCTGTCTCATGGTCTTATCCACGTCTTCCTCTGCGATGCCAAACATCAAGCTGGCGGTGCGCAGGTGAGGGTCCGCACCATCACGGAAGGCAGCCTGCATCTGCTTCTCATCGGCAATGGGAGCACTGCACGCCACCCTCAGCTCCATGGCGTTGACATCCATCACCACCAGCTCATTACCCTCTCCTGCGATAAAGCAGTCGCGGATGTAGGACTCCCGAGGTATTTGCTGGCAGTTCGGGCTGGAGCAGCTGAACCTGCCAGTGCCAGTGGAGAGCGGGGCAAAGCGGGCGTGGATGCGCCCATCGGCTTCCACGTTCTTGTCGAGCCAGCTCTGGATCATGGAGCGGCGCTTCTCCGCCCGCTTGTAGCCCAGCAGGGAATACACCACGGGGTTGTCCGCCAGCGGGCGCATCACCTTCTTGTCGGTGGTGGGCTTGCCCGTCTTGGGGTCGCGGGGGTCGATGCCCAGCAGGTTCAGCTTGGTGAGCACCTGAGCTGGCGCGTTGATGTTGAAGCCAGCGGGAGCACCACCATCACGCTTGAGCGCCTGTTTCGCACGAAGGTTGTAGGTGCCATCGGGTTCCCGTGGTAGCCCCTCGCCGTGAAGTTCCCGCAGTTGGGAATCCAGCAGCTCCAGGAACTCCCCACGGCTGACCTCGATCTCACCTTCCAGCTGGGCAATGGCCGCGGCGGCCTGGGTCTGGTCGAGGAGCATCCCGCTGTGCTCCATCTCAACCACCGCCGGGATGAGAGCGCACTCCAGGTCGTACACCTTCTGGAGTCCAGCGGTCTTGATCTGGGCCCGCTGCTCTTGCCACGCCGCCCAGGTGAGCCGCACATCCCCCATGGCGTATGCAAGATCTGCATCGTTGAGGGTGGCGTTCATCCAGTCCTGCTTCTGCAGGGACTTGTCGATCACCTGCCCCAGCACCCGCTTGGCAATGGCTTCCAGCGAATTGGAGACGTTGGGCAGCCCGTTGTTGAGCAGGGCCGACTGCACCATGGTGTCCTCCAGCCGCCCCGCCAGGGTGATGCCACAGCCCAGCAGGCATCTGAAGTCATAAGCCGCGTTCTGCCCAACCCACGTCACACCGGGGCGCTCCAGCGCGCTCTTCAGCTCCTCCCAGTCGGAGGGCGTGAAGGTCTGGAGGTCGTACCAGCACTCCCCCGCATCGGAGAGCAGCTGAAGCAGGCGAACGTGATCGCGCCCCTGGAAGGAGAGCGGCGCCATGGCCGTCTCCAAGTCCAGGCAGGTGATCGGCCCCAGCGCCTGAATGTCTGCGGCGATGCTCATGCGGGCACCTCGTCTTTCTTGCGGGCATCGGCGGCGAGCTGGTCAAACAGCTCGTCATTGCAGGTGGCATAGAGCCGGCAACCGGAGATGATCACCGCCACATCGGACGGTGAGACGTGCGGCATCCCTTGGGTGAGGATGCGGACGATGTCTTCGTTGCGGCTGTACCAGACCATGGCTGCGGCGTGCAGGTCCATGCGCTGGTGGAGTTTGGTGCTGGTCATGCGTTGGTCTCCATGAGGCGGTCGAGTTGGTCGCGCAGGATGTTGCGTTCTGCCGTGACGGCACTGAGCTGCTGGTGCAGTTCCAGGAAGGAGCGGTCCCGCTGACGGGCGGTCTGCTCACGGTCAATGGCATGGATGAAGCGGCTGGCAACGCGCACCAGCTTCTCCATCACGCCGTAGTCCCGGCCTTCAGCCAGGGCACGGGCAACGGAAACTGGAGGAAGGGAAGTCGGGAAGAGGTCTGCATGGAAGGGAAGGGGAACGGCAACCCGTGAGTGGGTTACTTGGATAAGTTACTCAGGAAGGTCAGGGCTGTCAACCCCCTGGCCGCGGCGGCGCTCACGGGTCTCGAAAAAGCCCGCCAGGTCCTCGGGGTTGCGCTCCATCAGGAGGCGGGCGTAGCTGGCGGTCAGGTTGTTGTTGAGCTTGAACTCGCCCATCTGGGAGTTGGTGGCGATCGCCAGCTCGTAGCGGAGCACCTCCCACAGGGCCTTGATGCCCCAGCGCTCCACACCCTTCACCTTCAGCTTGAACGCCAGCCGCTCCAGCTGGTCGTACACCATCGGGTTCTGCTGGTGGAAGCGCAGGAAGTATTCGTGGTGGGGGAGGGTCATGCCGCTTGGGGAAACGGAGCAGAGAGCACAGCCACTGCCATGTAACTTTTAGTGTGTCGATGATGAGTACCCGATATAAGATATGGATTTTTGTAGGAAGTAAGCGTCCCCTTCAGTTTTTCGTACCGATCTGGGTCATGTGCGTTCTTACGCAGGTACTCAGCAAAGCCCCAGTCAAGTAGGGCTCTGCGAAACGTCTTACCGTCTTCCCGATGGGCGCCGGAAATCAGTATCCGTCTATCTGGGTAGTACAGCCGATGCATACTGTGCATCACGCTTTTGTGGTGCGAGTTCTTCTCATCTAGTGCGTAAAAGTGCATCTTTAAGTTCGATACGCTGTTGACGACGATGCTGCGGGATTGTTCCATAGCCTCGCGCTCGGGCATAGCGAGACCTAAGAGCATCTTGTGTACTTCCCGCTTTTCTGCCACACTGATTGTCTGCGTGACAGTCTCAGGCAGGTGATCCGTAAAGTACGACTCTCTCCGCTTGTCGGCGTCTGCTTTGTACGCCAGTACATTGACCTCGGACCAGCGCCGAGCCGGCATCACCTGCCGGTTGGAGAAGGGGAAGCACACTCTAATCAGTTCTTGTTTCTCACGATCCAGGGATAGAGTGCAAATGTGCGGCAGCGCCCGCGTTCCTGCAATGACGCGAGCCTGAGCCAGTACCACCAGATTCTTAATCGGCATTGGCGCCCTCAATCTTTTCGACTAAGTAGTCGCCGTGGCACCGGTGTGGGTAACACCAACAAACCAGAACCTTTCCACGCAGGTCGCTAACGCGGTTGTGAAGGCTGAATTTGCGACCAAAATAAATCTCGTATGAGTCACAAACGGTGTCTCTATCACCGTCTGGGCCCATCTCAAACGGGTTGCCCCATTCGGTTTTGCGGTCAATCCTTACCAGTCTTTCTGTCTGCTCCGCCCACTTAATTAAGGCAGCGTCGGCGTTTGAGTGCAGGTTTGCAACTACGCTCCGACCTCGCTCAACTTGTGCTTTCCGCACCAGCTCAGA